ATGATGAGTATGCCATGGATAGAGAGCCGCCAAGTGGGTATCAATAACTGATACACACCTAGCAGCTCAAAGCCACTGCGCTACTTAACCTTTGCCGTAGTTCGGCATACCGCCGGTAGCGCCAGGAGCGGCGTCACCGGAGGTGGTGTATTGCTTCAGGGTGTTGGTGCCGGACAGACTGTCCTTGGCCTCGCCCTTGAGCATGGTGGTGTCACAAACGTCCTTGCCGGACTTGGTCGTGACTTCCATATTACGGAGATCGGGAGTTTTCATGGTAGTGATGAGCTGATGGTTTAGTTGAGAACGCCCCAGACTTCAACGGCAAGAGTGCCGGTGACGTCAGCCGCAGCGGTGGAACCGTTGATGGCCGTGAAGGTGAGGAGACTGTTGGCGTCGGAGTAAGCCGACAAGGTCACGCCAACGTTGGCGTTGGCCGGAGTGGCCGTAAGGAAGTACATGAGACGTACTCCCGTGATGCGTTGAAAGCCGAGGACTGACGCTGGGATGTCTCCCGCGGTGCCACCCTGGGCGGTAAGCGCTATCGAGAATCGTTGACGATACTCAATGAGCTTACCACTTGCGGTGCCGACGGAATAACCCGACGAGTCCAAGGCTGTAACAGCAGATGCGGTGATAGCAGCCATGGTGGTTCAGCGCGCGATTAAGCGCGGTAGTCGAGGACGTTTTGGAGGTACATGTTGGACTCCGGGAACTCGAGTTCGAGACCGGATTCGGAGAGCCACTCGTCCTCGCGGTAGTCAGCATTGTTGGGCTGACGCATCGTGAGGAGTTCCGTGTCGCGACCGTTCATGTAACGGTAGCGCAGGTTGAGGACGTCGAGGAACAGCGCGTTGTAGCGCAGGATCGGGTTCTGGCTGAAGAGCGGATGGCTCTTGTAGTAGATTTTCCCGAAGGGCGTCTGGTGCGCGACGACATTCATGCCGTAGGTTTCCGTCAGCGGGAGATCGCCGTTCAGTACGGCCCGGCTCTTGTAGAGCTGGTTGATCACGTTGAGGAAGCCGGAACCGCACAGCACAAGCTTCTCGTTGGACTTGTTGTTCGTCACGCGGAACACGCGCTCGAGGTAACCGTCGTACAACTTCTCGGTGAGGTAGTTGTTCGAGTTGGTGATGATGCGACAGTCGTCATCGGTGTCCAGGGTCACAGCCGCTGGGCCGGTGGTGCTGCCGTCGCCGCCGCGGTACTGGGAGTACTGCGCCTGATACTGCTGGAGGAACCAGATGACGCCACCGGTGTAGCGCGTGATGGAGCCGCCAGAGTTGGACAGGAGGGATTGACCAAAAATGAACCCCTTTTCCATTTCGATCATGTGGTTGACCGAGGCTTCCTTCGCTTGGTCTTTGTAGGGACCAGTTTCGTCATACTTCGCGGAGGTCTTCAGCGCGGTGCCAGTGATCTGGAACGCGGTGCGGAAGATCTGCGTGTAGTTGTAAATCTCGACGGGCAGATTGTACGGGTTGTAGGACGAACCGACTTGACCCTCAGCGAAGGCGGAACCGACGATGAGGATTTCAAGACCGGTGGCGGAGGCGCTGTTGTAGGTCAGCGCGTTGGTCGACGCCTGGACGGCGACAAAGGCGAGACGGTTGTTGGTGGCGTCGACGTTGGTTACGCGGCCAATGAGACCGACCTGACCGAGGGTCGAGTCGATGACGTTGTATTTGATCACGTGACCGACGCGGAAGTTGGAGGTACCTCCGTTGACGGACGAGTTGACCTTGATACCGTATTGGGAACCGGCAGCCACCGAGAAGTTGGCGGCGGCGGTGGTCCAGGTACCGAAGTCGGACGAGACGGTGGAATACATCTGGACATTGCCAGTGATAGCCGCCGTCGTGGTGCGCTGAGGTTGGAGCCGTTTCTCGTACCAGTGAAATTCGGGGTCATTGGTGACCTCTTCTTTCATCAGTGAGAGCAGGCCCATAAGGGGCGCAGCACCGTTCGGGTAAAAATAAAATACCGACCGGCGCACGTTTTTGAAGCGTTGAGTCGAGAACGACTCGGACGAGATGAGACCTAGGATAGCCATGGTAGTAGTGCGTTAACTTGCAGCGTTGACTTAGCTTGCTCCTTGGAACAAGCGTTCGGCTGTGGATTGTGTAGGTGCGGCACCACCTGAAGCTCCACTGCGCCCTCCCATTGATGTGGTGGACATGGACCGATTGCCAGACTGCTGCGGAGTGGTCTGGGTTGATGGTGAGTTGGGAACAGATCGGAACGAGTCCACCTGTTTACCCAACAGTTTAGCTGCCTGTGCCGCGACAAATTGTTTAGCCTCCGGGATGGAGTTGAATTGCATCTTACGGGCAACCGCTGCGTCGGTGATTTCGCGCAGGAGTGGGCCGTATTCTTTGAGTCCGGGGTAGTCGGCAACGAAATCGTTGAAGACCTGCTGTTCGGACTGCTGACGGAATTGCTGTTGGACCGGTTGGAATTGGTTGCGCAGTTCGTCGATGCGCTGGTCCATCAGGTGACGGTTGATGGTGACGGCCTGACGAGCGACCGCCTGGAGGTGGTCGTTGTAGGCGGCGAGCTGGGCGGGCGTCGGGGCGACCCCAAAGGTGTTCTCGTAAGACTTGGAGTCAGCCTCAAAGACGTTGAATTGCTTTTTGAAATCCGCCTCGGACATCTGGGGTGCACCCTGCTGTGCGGACGCTGCCGGCTGCCGCATGGACGCGGCAAGCTGCTGCAACTGCTCTGACGACATCACCACCTGTGGTGCCACCGCCTGTGTCCGCTCAGGGGACTGCGATGGCGTGTTGGCGACGGGTTGAGCCTGTCGGGTTGTGTCTGCCGGCGCGGACTGCGTCGACGGAGCTGCCGTTGGCTCCGACGAAGTTGCCGGGTTGGACGACTCCGGAGCGGAGCTGGTAGCTGGAGCGAAGGGGTTACCTCCGCCGGTTGGATCGCCATCAGGCGCCCGTAGGGTGGATTTGATTATGAACATATGGGTGGTGAATTACTCTGACGAAAGTGCATTATCCTGCCCGACCGGGCCCGACTGCTGAATTAACTCCTCCAGCTCCAGCTTGCGTATGGTTGTTGCCATCATTAACCTGCGCAGTCCCCGGATTTCCCCGATTGACTGCTCCCGGAGGATTTCCGACTCCCTGCTGCGGGGCACCTCGTCCAGGACCAGCTTGTTGAGCGCCGACGCCAGGGACTCCAGTTCCTCCAGCCATTGCTGGGTTGAGCTGTCCTGCAGCCAAGAGCATAAGCTCCTGTGCTCGTTGAGGGGTGAGGTCAAATCGTTGGGCGTTACGGATTCCGCGGAGGTCGAGAACTTCATTGAGGAGGAGGGTTGGGTCTTTCTTGAACAGGAAGATGAGGCGTGGGTCTTTGGACATGGCGGCGAGCAGTTCCTGCAGTGCCATGGCGGTTTGACCCCGTTCGGACGGGAGAGTGCCGTCGAACACGAGGAAGTCGTAATTGCCGACGAGGTGGTCCTTGGTGACCTGCGAGAAGGCCATGGCACCAGCGGCAGCGAGTGGGTCGGACTGGAGTCGGTTCAGGCCGATCGTGTTGATAAGGGTGGGTTCGTCGAGTCCTTGGCGCAGGTTGGACAGGAGTTTCTGACCCATCGGGAGTAGGGCGGAGTCCCAGATACCGTGGGCGGTGAGGAGGAGTCGGCCGGCTGCGGCTGGAGCAACCGCACGAGCTTCAGAGGCGGACCGCCGTCCTCCGGCGAATTGACCCAGAATTGTGTCCGTGATACCGGTCGCCTCTTGACCGTACTTGGTGAGATACGTGCAGTCATTGAGGTGAGATTGGGTGACGTCCTGGACCTTGAGCTGCTGGATGTAACGGTCGACACCGGAGCCAGCCATGGTCTTCTTGAGTCGGATGACGGGATTGCGGTCGGTCAAATCCTTTACCTCAATACCCGACGGGTCGACGACAAAACGGTTGGAGATGACTTTGCGGACAGAGGTGATGCGGGCATTGATGAACCAGGTGATGGAGTCCTGCAACGGTCCAAGGATTTCAGCCAACCCGAAGTTGATGAACCGGATCTGGTCATTGGCAAACTGCGAGACGTTGTAGGTAAACTCATCATGGGCGTAACCCATTTCCTCGAGACGGACGATGCGGGAGTCGTTAGCCATCCAGACGAGGCATTTGATCTCACGGTCAATAGCGGGGTTGAGGACCTTGCCGGGTGCGTATTCAAACTTCGACGGGTTGAGGCGGATTTGCAGCTCACTGATGAGGACGAAACGTGGGACATTGTTGTACATCAGCATTGGGTCCTTACCAATCCAGATGAGGCGACGACCGTCGAGGTCTTCCTGACGGAAGGCGGGGATGTATTCAACACCGGCGCATTGCTGTTGACGCTGAAGCTGCTCCAGGTCCCCGCGAGAGTATTCAATCTCGTCCGCGCAGAACTCGCCCTCACGCCAGCGGGTGAGCGGGATGCGCGGGTCCGGGAAGAAACGGTATGGGTTGACCGGGATGATCTTATTCCCCATGAACTTGGTGGCGTCGGTGACCTGCGTAATCATCGGCGGCTGGACGATGGGCATACCCGGCATCTGGACGAAGTTCGGGTCCGGCACCTGCTGGATGACTGGAACGGTCTCATGCACCCACGATTCCTTGAGGATGCCGACGCCGTAGCGGCCGATGTCGGTGAGAAACTGCGTCAGCTTCTCCGATTTGAAGCGGTTGTAGTTCAGGTCACGCTCGATGATGGCTTGACCGATTTTGGCCGCCTGCTCGTCCTGGGGTGTGGCACCGGCGAGTTCGTAGAAGAAGTCGCGCTGGTTGAAAACACCGTAGCAGAAGGAGACGAAGGTTTGGACCTGCTGATACGTCAACGGCACGATCATCTTCATCGGCTCCTTGCGTTCGGAGGCCTTAACATCCTCCGCGTCAGCCTGACGTTCACCGCGGTAAACCATGTCGTGCCGGTCCCAATCGGGGTAGTGACGCACCATCTCAACACGGGAAAGCTTCAAGTAGTCCTTGCAGCGCTGGAGCAGACCAGTGATGCAGGCGTTCTGAGTGGGTTGGGACAGCTGTTCAAAGACTTCAGGAAGCATGGACATGGGAGGTGTGGATCAATAATTGATAGGCACGGGAAGGTTGAAGTTCTCGTGGTGGGAGACGCGTTAGTCGGTCAGTTTGAACAGCTCAAGAAGTTCTGCGCTGAAACGATTACCTGGGAGGCTACGCTTGTCAGAGAAGTGCTTGAGACAGACGATGCAGGCTTGAAACTCCGGGTCGGAGAAGGAGATGGTGGTGGTGTCACGTTCCCAGAGCTTAGAGACGTCCGCAAAGCGCATGGCAGCGGGTTGGTCGACCGGCTGGCCATTGACAATGGCGCCGTCGAAGATTGGACGGGAGATGATGATCTCTTCGAGACGGGCAGAGAGTTTGCCAGCCGCGACGATGTCTTTGCGTTTGTCTGACCATTCGCGTTGCGTCAGGGCAGAGTTGAGCAGCTCGCAAGCCGCCCGAGTGATGGTGGATGAGGATGTGGACATGGTGGTGAAAAAGGGAGGTCAGAGCACCATGCCCGGACCTCCCAAAGGGTTAGCTAGTGGCGAAGGGAGTGGCAATGACACCGGAGGCGCAAACGACACCGCGGACAGCCCAGATGGTTGACGAGATGCACTC